TGGCATATTTAACAGTATTCCCCACCACGTCCCCGTCGTCTTCCTGCTTCATCAGTGAAGGCCATTTCAATCTGACGCGAACGGCGGAGAGTTGGGTATTCGTGAAAGTGTGAGACCAGGCAGTTTCGCTGGATATTTCCGTTCCGACGCTGATTTCATTTTCAGTACCGGGAATACCCTGAATATACTTTTGTGCCTGTGTTCCAGGGCGGAATTCCCACGCCACACCGGAAAAGTTCTCCGTTCCATCGGCATTTAATAAGGGCGTACCATCGAGATAAATATCTTTACCTGTTAATTCACCTGCAAACTCTCCCTCGCCCAGCGCGATGAGAATTTTGGCTTTTGCTACGGACTGTAAATCATCCGGCTGCTCCGTCGGCGTGCGCTGGCTTGAGCTGCCACCTTTGCGCCCTTTGATTATGTTATTTGCCATATTGCGTCCATAAAAAAAGCCACCGCAAGGTGGCCTGTACTGAAGGGAGATACTGACTGATTATTTATTGCTGGTCTTCGACATAAATTCCGGCGGAAATAATCGCCCCGCCAATTCGCCGTTTGCCATAAAGAAGGCCAACCGGATAGCCCTGTGATGCGGTATTAGTCACCCCACCAAAGGCATAGGAGGCTTTGTTCTCGGGGGACTCTTTTCGGGCCAGACCTGCAGGTTGCGGGGAAAGCATCTGAACCACACCACCTAGCATCATTGATGCGCCGGCCATCATAGCGTATTGCCCCCATGCAGCACCGCCAAGGGCTTGCCCAATGGGGGTAAACATACCAATTGCCCCTGCAACCACAAGTACAGCACCTAAAATAGTTTGAAAAACACCTGCTTTTTTACTACCAATTACGACAGGGACGATACGAATTATTTCACCTGTAACAGGAAACCCCAATTCATCCAGACAGATATTTTTTTTACCCTTAAAAACAGCAAAAGTCAGCCCTTTATCCTTGCTGTTATTTAAAAACTTCTCGAAGCCTTCCAGAGTGCAACATAAAGCCTTAATGGCTTCGCTAGTTGTACTAATAATCCTCTGATGATGAACGCCAAACTTCTTACCTAAAACTCCACTTAGTTCTATTTCAGTCATTAATTCTGGCATATTACACCCAACAAAAAGCCACCTTAAAAAGGTGGCTATATTATTTATTCAAAAGCGTTAATTTTGTGACATTGGTAAAATGTCAACATTACCACTTTGGTCAATCAGATTGCGAGGTGTGTTTTCTTTGACTACAAACTCCCGTTCTCTCTTTGGCGCACCATTACATAAACCTCTTCCTTCAAACCCAGCTCCAACTATCACAGGTCCAGCGGGTATATAAGCTGTGACTTTTTCTCCTGTATCGAGTTCAGCTAAGCGCTTTCCGTCAATATAAGATGTAATAGCACAGCCTCCAGAGACAAAACCCTTATCACGAATAATAGTCACCGCAGTAGTATCCGCTTTTTTCTGAAATTCAGATGAGGGCTGTACTTCTTTTGCATTCTGAGGGAGTACTGGCTCAGTAGAGCATCCAACCAAGAGCAAAAATGAAAGAGTTACTAGTTTTTTTTTCATCTCCGTTTCCTTTTCGGATTTCATTTTCCTCAAAGCTTAACACAGAGAATGATAACGAACGATTTTCATTGTCCTTTCAAGCCAGTATCCGCCATACGGCACACGCTTGCTAAGGTGACCATAAAGGTGGTGAAGCAGCATGTTCCCTTCAAGTAAAATCCCCGCATGGTTCCACTTTTCGGCCTGTACCTGCATGATGACCATATCGCCCGGCTGCGGCGGGCCATCAAACTCCCTGAACCCACATTCATACCAGCAGTCCTGATAAAAGTTGTCAGGATATTCATTTTCCCACCAGGGATAATCGACGCGATAATCGTGCAACTCGATACCGTGGGTCTGGCGGAAGTAGCTCATCACGAGGCCCCAGCAATCGTAATG